CATTAGACCGTTTAAGAATAGCTACTAATTGTGGTTATGTTTTAAAAATTGGACCTCTTGCATATTTTGATAAAGAAAAATATCCAACAGGACCATGGTGTAAAGAAAAAGATTGGGTTATCTTCGCTCGCTACGCGGGCTCGAGATTACCAATAGAGGGCGGTGAAGTTCGTATATTAAACGATGATGAAGTGTTAGGAACAATTCCTGATCCTGAATCTGTACTTCACTATATTTAACCATAGGAGAAAACTATGCCAGAAGATAAGAACGCAAAGACAGTTGACATAGATACATCTGGACCAGAGGTTGATGTTGAGTTAGAAGATACATCTAATCCTGAATCAGAGGTAATTGAAACTGTTGAACAAGAAGCAGCTCCAAAAGCTGAGAAGCCTAGTGATGCAAAAGTGGCAACCGAGTCACAAGCCGCTAGCACCTCGCCACAAGAAACGAGCGGCGAGAACAAACCACAGAAAGACGAATTAGAAGATTATAGTAAAGATGTACAAAGACGTATTGCTAAACTTACAAAAAAATGGAGAGAAGCAGAACGTCAAAAAGATGAAGCTCTAAAATATGCAGAAGTAATTAAAATCGAAAAAGAGGCAACTCTTAAAAGATATTCTGTACTGGAAGGAGCGAGTGTTAAGGATCGAGAGGCGAGGATTGCTTCAGGGTTACAAGCTGCAAAAGCTAAACTTTCGGAAGCAAGAATCAATCAAGATATGAATGCTGAAGTAGATGCTCAAAGAGATATAGCTAGACTTGGTTACGAGGAAGCTAGATTGATGGAAGCTAAATCAGCGCTAGAATCTGCTCCAAAACAACAAACACAACCTAACATTAATCTTAATAGGTCAGTTGAACAAGAAGTTAGACCAGATCCAAAAGCAGAGTCTTGGGGATCTAAAAACAAGTGGTTTGGCTCTGATTCAGCTATGACTTATACGGCTTTTGACATACATAAAAAGCTTGTAGATGATGAAGGTTATGACCCAGCAAGTGACGAATATTATGTGGAAATTGATAAAAGAATAAGACTTGAGTTTCCCCATAAATTTGATAAGATTGCAACAACGGAAACGACTAGACCGACACAAGTAGTAGCTTCAGCGAAGCGAAGTGTAAAACCTGGTCGCAAAACTGTGAGACTCACACCTTCTCAAGTTGCTATCGCTAAAAAATTAGGAGTGCCATTAGAAGAATATGCGAAACAATTAAATATCACGAAGGAGGTATAGGCATATGGAAAACGAAAAAATGAAGACCCCACGTGCGAGCCAAACTAGGACTACTGAAAAGAGACCTACAACTTGGACTCCACCATCAAGTTTAGATGCACCGCGCCCTAAGGACGGTTTTAAACACCGATGGATAAGGCTTGAAATTTTAGGTCAAGATGACACTAAAAATGTTTCAAGTAAATTAAGATCAGGATGGGAATTAGTTAGATCTGATGAATACCCTGGTGAAACTTATTCAACGATAGGCGAAGGAAAATACGCGGGAGTAATCGGGCATGGTGGCCTTGCGCTGGCAAGGATACCTGTAGAGGTTGCAGCAGCTAGAGATGCTTATTTTGCAAAACAAACTAAGGATCGAGAAGATGCAGTAAATAACGACCTTTATAAGGATCAGCACCCAAGTATGCCAATCAATAGTGAGAGGCAGACTCGTGTAACTTTTGGTGGTACGAACAAAAAATAATTTTTTTGTAATATCAACAAAGTAAATAAAAACTTAAACAAGGAAAAAAACTATGGCTAACCCAAACGCAGCCTTCGGTTTATTACCGATAGGCAAAGTTGGACAGAATAGAGATGCTCAAGGTTTAAGTGAATACGGAATTGCAGCTAGCTCTTCAGCTATCTATCAAAATGACCCAGTAACAGCAGCGGGAACTGGATACATTACGGTAGCTACAAGTGCTTCTCAATTATTAGGTTCACTTAACGGAGTTTTCTTTACGAATGCTTCAACTAAGAAACCAACATGGGCGAACAATTTAGCGGCAGCAAATACTGCTACTGACATTGTCGGTTATGTTAGTGACGACCCTTACGAGAGATACGAAATACAAGCTAGTTCGACTCTACCAATTGCAAGTATTTTCTTAAACGGAAATATACATTATACAGCTGGATCTTCAGCTAACTATGTATCTAAAGTTACTTTAAATACATCGCAATTGAATGCGAACGATACTACTCAAATTCGTGTCATTGGAGTTGCAAAAGGCTTCAATAATGAATTATTAAATGATACAACTTACGCTACAAACGTAGTAGTAACTGCTATTATTAATAATCATTTCTATAAACAATTTACAGGAGTATAAGAATATGGCTATATCAAGAGGACAGCTAGTCAAAGAACTAGAACCAGGATTGAATGCACTATTCGGCCTGGAATATAAGAGATACGAGAATCAGCATCTTGAAATTTTCGATACTGAAACTTCAGACAGAGCTTTCGAAGAGGAAGTAATGTTATCAGGTTTCGCTAACGCGGAAATCAAGCCGGAAGGATCTGCAGTTGTATTTGACAATGCGCAAGAAACTTTCACAGCTAGATACACTCATAATACCGTAGCACTTGCTTTCGCAATCACTGAAGAAGCGATTGAGGACAATTTGTATGACAGACTTGCGTCTAGATATACAAAAGCTTTAGCAAGATCTATGGCAAACACTAAACAAGTAACTGCAGCTAACGTTCTAAACAACGGTTTCAGTACATCTTATGTAGGTGGTGACGGAGTTTCTTTAATAAACTTATCACACCCAACTATTGCTGGTTCATTCAGTAATACATTGGCTACACAAGCTGACTTAAACGAAACTTCTCTTGAACAATCGTTGATTGATATCAACTCGTTCACAGATGAGCGTGGTTTAAAAATTGCAGCTCAAGGTGTTAAATTAATCATTCCAAAAGAATTACAATTCACTGCGGAAAGATTAATGAAATCAGCTGGAAGAACACAAACTGCTGATAACGATATCAATGCGATCAAATCAATGGGAATGGTTCCACAAGGTTACGTGGTTAACAATTTCTTAACTGATACTGATGCATTCTTTATCAAAACTGACGTTCCAAACGGTATGAAGATGTTCGTAAGAGCACCTATCAAAACTGCTATGGAAGGTGATTTTGATACTGGTAACGTTAGATACAAAGCTAGAGAAAGATACAGCTTCGGCTGGTCTGACCCTAGAGGTATCTTCGGATCATCAGGATCTGCTTAATATTTAAGCAAATTTTATTTAATGGGGTGGGTATATCTCACCCCATTATTATGTTAGAAAGAAAGAATTATGACAAAAATGTTTCAAGTAAAAATTAGAGCTTATGGTCACATGGCTAATTTTGACATTGAAGCTGAAGATAGTGCAGAAAGTATAGAACTAGCTATCCTTGACAAAATAGGAAAAAAAGGTATATTACTAAAAGACAGCATGCGATCTTTTGCTAAAGATAAATGCTGGATAACCTATGAGGAGGTTGTAGATGATAAATCACGTTCAAGCTCTTTACACAAAGAAGAGAGCCCTAGAACTTGATTGGGAGCAACACTACGTTCAAGAGGGAATATATACTCTTGACATGGTTAGGATTGACGAAAAAATTCGTGAAATCATTAACCAAATTAAGATGTCTGAAGCTGAAATAGCTACAAGACAAATTAAAGTAGAAATGGCTGCTCCTGAGTTTTCTGTAGCTAGCTAAACCTAGCTATTTATATCCGAAAAGTAGATTTTCGATGCAGGTATCCCTTGCGCTATTCAATAAATTCAGTTATATATTAAGCACTATACATAACCTTCTGATCTAGACGCGTATAGTCGACAAGCCTAGAGACTAGATTGGAAAAACTAGGAGAATATACTTATGGCAAATACAACTTTTTCAGGCCCAGTTAGAGCCGGAACAATCGTTGATACTACAGGAACTACACTTGGAACAAATGTTAAAAACATTGGACCAGTTGTATTAACTCAATCATCAACTGTAGCATTAACAAACGCAACAACAGCAGCTACTGCTCTTGGAATTATAATTCCAGCGAACAGTCAGATACTTAGTGTTGTAATAATGATAGAACAACTTTTTGCAAACTCAGCAACTACAACTATTGCGGTTGGTTTAAGTTCATCAAATGCAACTAACCTTATAGCAGCAGCTTCTGTTTCTGCTACAGCGACTATCGTTAATCCAACTGTACCTGCTAGCGCGGGCGCGTGGAGAACTGTAGGAACTTCTGATGTTGAATTATATGGAATAACAGTTGCTAACTCTGCAACAGCAGGTAAAGCAAGAATCGTTGTTACTTATAGTCAAAACGCAGCATTAGCGGCACTATAATAAATTAATTTTTAAGGAG